CCATTCCCCTATGGGGTATTTACCTGTCCAAGATCCCAAAGTGCCACTCTATCCTAACGTTATCCCCTATAGGTTTTATTTATGTATTGTTTTATCCTATAGATAACCCTACGTTTATCCTTACGTTATCCCTAGAGTATCCCCTTACTACCTTTCCTAGTCTCTCCGTATGAAGAGAGACCGCTCTTTTTCTTTATACTGGTTCCACCCAGTGCTATTTCCTAGCACCAAGTCAGGGACTACTCGTACAGGTGAATACCCCATAGGAATACATCAACCCAACCTCAATCACAAACCGTCTATAAGCCTATTAGAGACGTTCCTGAGTCTACCCCTATGGATGGGGGTCTAAACTACAGGAACGTCTCTAATGGCATCCTAGTGCTTTTACAGAAGATCCTTGATCATATCCACAGCCTTACGTGGAATGTTCTCTGAAGGACCAGAGAATAGATCAGGAGTTCTATAGCGTTCTTCTGACTTCTCTCCTGTTAAGGTAGAGTGGGTTTCTAGTATACCAGCTCTTAGAAGAGCAGAGAGATACTGATAACTACCTAATAGAGGTAGAGAGGTACCTAGCTTAACTACGGTTTGGAATGGCTTTTCCTTGGAGTCATCCCAGATCCACTTATCGTCATCGTCATCCTTAGTTCTAGCTAGGGAGTAAGCAATAGCTTCCATCATAACTAGACCAGCTAGGTGCTTAGAATAAGCAGTAGTGGTATATCGTCTACGTCTACCAATTTCTTGGGTAGAGTGACTTAATAGGAATTGCATGAAGACACCCATGGATCTAGCATAGGCAGATTGATTAATTCTTAGATCCAATAGGGTAGGATCTGTATTGGTATGTCTAGCTGTGGCATTGATGAGACCACCCATACGATTGATGGTATCAATCTTAGTTTGGTCATCTCCAGCCCACAGGTAGAGACGTTGGACATCTAACATACCTTCCATGTAATTTCTTTGATCCTTAGCAGCTTCAATCATTACCTCTACTCTCTTAGGGTCTAATAGACCCATAGAGGATAGGTCAATGGCTTCCTTGGTAGATAGGCCAGCTCTTCTAGCTAGTTCCTTGAACTCAGCTACAGAATCTGGTTCTACTTCCTGAAGTAACTTGGCTAGGGCCAAGAACTTAGATCCATTGATTGTTAGGTTATGTTGTAGGTTCTGGACATGCAAGGTAGTGGTCACATCGTTAATAAAGGCAAGAGGGGCACCTAACTTACTTGCGGGTACAGCTAGATAGTTAGCTGTCTTACCAACAATAGAGTCCTCTAACTTGTTTCTTTCCTTAACGCCTTGCCATGCTGCAGCCCAACGCTTAAACCAGCCACCCTGCTTAGCACCCATGATGGTACCGCCGAATGGATTGTTTGGATTCATCTCAGCTCTTAACAAGAGGTGGTCAGAGGATAGACCACGAATCCAGTGAGTAGCGGAAGCTACCTGTTGAATAGTCTGTCTCTTATTGCGACTGAATAACTTTAGGGTATTGATGAAGTTAGGAATAACCTGAGTCAACATACCCTTGTTATGGTTGGATTGTAGGATAGCTCTAGCCGTCTCACCAGTCGAGGTTACAGCCGCTCTGAGACCACTTGCCGCTAGGACTAGGGGTCTGGAGCCAGTTTCTAACAATGACTTGTAATGGCGATCTAGGCCGTCTCTGCTTGCAAGCATTCTACCAGTATTGGCTTCCCAAATAGTTTTGACTCTATCATAACCATAGTTAATAGAGTCTTGTTCAGACTTGGTTAGTTGACCACGGCTTGCCTCACCGTGCTTTCTGGCTACCTCGACAAGATCCAAGAAGGACATCTTAACCCCAAAGGTTTCAGTGATGTATTTGGTCATAATAGCATCGGTTACACTGCTGCGTAACTGTTGGTTAATAAGACCAAAGATATCCTTGTCAAAGTATCTAGCCAACTCTGGGTTCTTGGTGATCTCTTCGTGGGATAGAATTCTTGTGATATCCATCTCACGACCACCACCAACACCCTCAGTTCGTGGCTTACCGCCACGGGACTCAGCAGACTCGATGTCAAGATAACGATTCTTAGCTACGGTCATGGTATGACGTAGGGCACTATAGGAGTCGCCACGGGACTTATAGATATCCCAGTTCTTATAGTTCTTAGAAGATGTTAGACCATCGTCGTGGATATCAAGGAGATCCTTAGACAGTGAACTCTTCTTGGCTACCTTCTTAAAGTCCGAATAATCATATTCGGTTTTGGGATAGATCTTAGCCAATGGGGAATCTTCTGGGATAGATACAGATTTAATATCGTCACTTACAGAATCACGAGTCAGTTTAACCCAACCCAATGCATCCATAGTTACGATACTTAGTTCCTTACTTTCCCGTTCCTTCGTCAATGCGTGTTTGACCAAGGCATCGACAAAGCGTTCCTGTTCCTCGAAGGCAAGCATGTTAACCTTGTGGATTGTACCATACTTGGTTGGGTCCATAGCTTCATCAAGTGAACCGTACTTCTTTAGGATATCGCCTACAATGGTATTGTACTTGTGTACACCCTTAGCCAATTCAATGATTAGTTCACGGTGGGCAATACCAGCAGGGAGTGCCTCAAGATTGCCTAAGTACATCCAAGCTGTTTCATATAGCTTTTCTAACTCAACGGGGTTTGTTACCTGTGCCATGATCTTACGTTGAATATTCAACAGACCAGCACGGCTGTACATGTTATTCGTTTCTGCGTTAAGCATATCAACGGAGAAGAGGTCATATACACCCGATAGCTCACCATCTCTAAGGTCCATTAATGGATCATAGATCTTGGAGAAGAATTGCAAGAGCAAGGATTCAGAATCAGCTGTATCTCCATAGGCAGCACCACCACCGATAAGAGAGTTAATACCCTTACCTACCTTTGAGTCGGTAATCATTGAGTATATACCAGCACTGCGGTTTCGCTTGCCCATCTTCTCTTCGATGGTGGGTAGCATAACGCTGCTGACGAAATCTCTACGCTCATCGTCTGTAAGATCCCGATAGGACTTACCAACAAACTTGGTTGGTAATACAGCCGATGATACAGCAGACTTCATTCTCTTTGTAAGGTGTGAGGTAGCTGGTTGAGTAAACGCCTTGGTTCCACTGATCATACTTTGAATGATTTCAAGATCCTCTGGTTCCATTTCCTCATGGAGACCAGCAGCAAGGAGGTTACGTCTACGTACTTCAGCGGAGTCTACTAGCTCTGCAAGCTTGGCTTCAAACTCAGCTGCGTCTGCACCTGAGGCTTTAGCTGCTTCGGCTAGTTGTTCTTGGAGATCAACTGCTCTTTTTTGAGCCATGATTTTTACTGAATCGGTAAACTTATCAGAGAAGATGGATTTAATCTGTGGAGGATTAAATGCAATATATACTCTATGCTTATATGGTTGTTTCGTAGCTTCACCACCAATATGCGTAATACCATCGTATCCCAAAGTCTCTAAGAAATTAGTAACAGAATCTAGGTCACTATATTCTCTAAGGATTTTGTATAGATCCTTCCAAGTAAATGTAGTATTTTCAGAGCTATTAAGATAGTCTATAAAATCTACAACCACTTCTTCTGCATTATTTAAATACACACTGCTACTTATTTCATCTTCATCTTGATCCTGTAAATCCAATAAGTCCCTAAGTTTTTCTTTAAGTGTTATTGGCACAGGATCTTCAATAACTAAAGGATTTTTAATACTGAGGTATACAGGATATATTCCACTAGCTTCTCCAACCTTGCCCTTTTTTAGGGCGTAGGTACCAGCAACATATGGACTATCGGTAAAATAGGAACCTGGACCATATAATCCGGCAGTTCCACCAAAGGTATTAAAACTATCAAAGCCAGTTACTGGAGAACCGTGATACATTACACGTGGTTGTCCATCTTTTGTTGTAACAGTTGATCCAGCAAACCACGATTTGAATTCTTGTGAATCAGGACCAAACCGCCCCATAAAGAGTATTGGGTTATCGGCTTGAGTTTTAATATCGACCTTAGAAGGGTCTAAAATTAAGGTTTGTGTATAGCCAGCTCTACTTTGAATTTCTAATACGGAATATCCTGCTTCTTGAAGAATAGGAGAGACTTGATCAATTGTATATTCCGTCAAGCCAGGAAGTTTATTAGAAATATCAATAGGTTTATCAGTTGTATTCCTTAGATCACTAAGCAAAATACTTCCATACTCATCAGACATACCACGACAAATTACAACATCTTTTGGTTTGACAGCTATATGGGCGGGTGTTGAATCCAATTCATCACCAGCTACTGTAAATCTTTTATAACCAGAAAGATCCTCACCGACATATAAGGTTATCGGTTTTCCGTTTATACTGTAGTGGTCTCCTCTAGATAAGAAAGTTTGTTGTTCTTGTGCAATTTTATCTAGTGGGATACCAGTCTTTAGTTGGGCATACACCCTACCCTTAGCAGCCTTTAGATTAGCTCTTAACGCCGAAGCTACTTCTATACCTTGTGTTTTTAAAACCTCATTACCAATAACCTTAAAAGGAGTTATTCCGGGCATAATAGCTGGCAATAAAGCATCCATTGGATTTGGAATTTTGGTATCAGAACGTAGTGTTCCAGCGGTTACGTCGGCTATTACTGTCTTACGAAGTATACTTGCCAACTCAGCGTCGGAAGACTTAGGCCAGATAGCTTGACTGATTCCTTGTAAGACTTCAAACAGTGGTTTGCTTGTCTTTCGGCTTTCCGCCGGAACTCCACCAAAGAAGTTTATAGCATCGCTATCTGTCAATAGCATAGCTACAAATTCGTGGATATTCGATAGGGCATAGTGTACGCTACTTTCTGGAGAACCAATCGGAGGTTGACCAACAACTCTTTCAATAAAATCTTTACCTAAAGCATTTAACGCTTCTGGTTTTGTTTGTATCCATTCTACAGATTTTACATAAGCATTAATGATGCTCTTAGCTCCATTGCTAAGTTCCTTACCGTTTGGTCCCCTGCCAGTTTCTAGTGCCTTGCTTAGTTGATCTAAATATGCATAACCACCGGATTCAACAAACTCATAGGTATTTAAATCCTCTGATGTTAAAGCATGAAGGGCTTCGTGTATAAGCGTTTGAACACTTACCTTTCCATATCTAGCATTTAAGTAAATGTTATTTTGAAAGTAAGACCCCTTCATCTTTTCATCAGAAGCCATAAGTGTGAGGTGTACACCAATATTATTTAGAATATCTGACTTCTCGGCTAGTAATGCTTTTGCAAGAGATGCGTAGATTGATGTTGGACTAGCTGCTAATTCTCTTAAGGCATCACCAGCAGTCTCTACTTCACCGCTTGAAATCTTTTGATATAGCTTTGACGGAGAGTTTCTTACGACATCTAATAGATAAGCAGGAGCAGTAACCAAATCCCCTAACTCCATTGTGTTAAACAACGCATCTAATTCATCTAATTGCTCATCTGTCAGTTCTTTAGCAACCTTAGACTGTGCAAGGGTTTTTGGTTTTGTTTCCTTCTTAAAGAAAGCACCACGAAGTTCTTTAGCCTTCTCAGCAGGAAGCATTTCAGTAAACAGTTCAAACTCATTCTTAAGTTCTACTATTCTATTCTCAACTGTTTTAGTTGTAAGAGTAATACCAAAGTTTTCTAGAATACGAGCAGTTGACTCTGTTTTATTACCCTTAAAGGTCATGGCTTCTTTACGGGCCATGAAGATAGAAGCGAGTTCAGCCTTACCGGATTCTACTAGATAGCTGTAAAATAGATCAGAAACGTATCGTAAACCACGACTTTCTGCGTCGAGCTTGTAGTAGAAATCGTCACGTTCTTCCTTGGTATTTCTACCAATCCGTTCCTCACCAGTATCAAGAATACTGTCGCCTCTACCATCTGGTGTTTCTACATCACCAACAATACCCTTTTTGGTTTTACCCTTACGCTTGGCGTTAGCTTCTTCGTTGTTGATGATTGTCTTTACAAACGCAGAAGCTGCTGCAGACTTTGCCTTACCAGCTGCCCAAGCTTCTGCCTTTTCAGCGGGAGACAAAGTATTCCAGTTTGGAAGAGATGACTCTCCATCAAACGCTACCTTCTCTGCCAGTGTTTCAATCTTTGAGTCAATAGTCTTAAGGATTTTAGCAAGGTCTGCCTGATCTAACCTTGATTGAATAATTTTTAGAAGCTTTGAAGCTGCTGCTACGTTGGTGAGTTTTAGCCACTCTGTTTGAATATCAGGTTCATCTGCTTTGAGTTTCATCTCCGCATCGACAACATCTATAGATTCCGAACCCAGAACTCCCTGCTTAACTCGTTTAGCGTGGTTAGTAAAGATAGAGATTGAACCCTTTAATTTTTCATAAGAGTTTACAAGCTTTTCTAACTTAGTCTTTTCCGCTTCCGTTAGGGATTTATTTTCTCTAAGCGTTACTTTTGCTGCTTCGTAGTCTTTAGCTTGTGAGGCTACATTCTTACGAACTTCAGTAATACTTTGCATATTATTAATAACGTAGTTCTTAGATTCAATAAACTCAGCAATCAAAGATCCATTAGTTAGTTGAAGTCTACCAGATACGAGAATAGTTACATCCTCTTCCGTCCAGCCTAGCGATGCTGCTGCTGTTTTAATATTCTCTGCTGTCGGAGATCGCATAGCTTTCTCAACAGCAGCGATTTGGGTTTCTGTTGGTTTTGTTGTAGCAGCTAAGTCTTGAAGTTCTGTAAACCGCTTAAACACAACATCATCCATACCGATAATGTTTTCAATAGTAACGATAGAGATCCTAGCTCTTAACTCTGCATCAATATATTGTTTTGTTAAACGACCTATTGGACCTTCTAACAATTCTTGATATTGAATTAATAGTTCTTCAGCATCATCAGGAGCAGCAACAACAGCTGCTGCAATTGTTTTTGCTTCCTTAATTGTGGTTGCTGGTAGCTCAACCTCAAGACGTGTTGTTTCTTCTTTAGCTTCTGCTGCAATCTCTGTCAATGTGGTTATACCAGCAGTAATATCCACTGGCTTATCTTCAACGTTGATTACGTCTGGAACAACAGTCTCTGCCTTCTTTGCCGTAGCTGCATCCACTGTGCGACCTTCGGTTAGAGCAGTCGCTACAGTTTCAATATGGGCAACGGCACCTCTAGATGCTGCACTGATTGCTGCCATTCGAGTAGCAACGATTGATTCAGTTGGAGTCAGTTCGACAGAAAGACCAGCTGAATCGACGAATCCAGTATCAGCCAACATATCCTCAATTGACTGAATGGTTTCAGGGTCTACGGAAAGACTCTTTTCAGTCTTGGTAATACCAGCATTTCTTCGCCTATTGATTTCGGCTAGTAGGGATTCCTTGCTGTAGAATCGTCTCTTCTCATTCGCTGGTATAAGTGCCCAAGTAGGATTCTCTGGTATCTTTCCACCAAGAGATTCAAGTGTAACAGATTCACCCCTACCCATATTAGTCACAATACTGAGTTTAATATCGAAATCGTATATAACCCCAATAAAATTAAGTGAGTTATCTAGTCCTTCTGCTTCGAAGAGATCTGTGTACAGATCAGCCAACTCATCATCACTTAGGTGTGTTGCGGAATCTAATTTAGCTGGTTTAGTTGCGCTAAGCTTTTTTACGCCAAGCGTTAAATCCTTAAGCTTATTCACATCAGCAATATACCCTTCCTTGGTATACCCAGCAACAGTAATCGCTTCTTTAATATTCTTACGGGTTACAGACTTATTTATGGTTTCATAGATACTGTTAATAATCTTAGTGGTGGATTCAGTTTTGATAGCTGCTGCCGTAGCAAGCGGATCAATGACCGCCTTTGCCTTAGCCGTTTCTATCTCCTTCTTAGCGAGATAATCATTGAATGCCATCTCTCCTAAGATTTCCTTACCAATAGCGTGACGCTGTTCCTTCGGTAATCTCTTAAAGAGGTTCTGATAAGCACCGTCAAAGAGTTCACCAATCTTACTATTAGATCGGTTGAACAAAGCCTCGAAGACCGCTTCAGCTTCTGCTGACACAGTAAGTCCAGCCTCTAAAGCTTCTTGAGTCTTAAAGCGATCACCAAGCTTACCAAGGTGATCTCCGACTCTGTGGAAGAGACGTTGAACCTGTGTAGTGGGTGCTCGTCCATCTCCAGCCATGACCCGACGAACATACTGAGACATACCATTAGCAAACTTCTCAGCTGCCTGTTCAGACCACTCGTCACCCGTAAACCCAACCCAGTCCTTAAACTTAGTCCACATGTCATCTGTAATACCGATAGCATGTCTTGCCTCAGCATCCATGTTATCTAATACCATGACCTGTAAGTAGTGTGACATTTCGTGGGTAATGGTTCCCATATCAGCTGACTTTGTTGCCTTGATGAGAGCGGTGCTACCCTCAAGAACAATCTCTGCATTGCGGTCATCGGCTGCAAACTTGGCAATGCGAAGCATACCAGAGTCGCCTTCATAGCCAAGCGCATCAAAGATAATCTTAGCGGCTACAGCTTCTGACTTGGTTAGTCTAAAGACTTCCTTGATGTTCTCAACTGTTACTTCCTTACCCTCTGCAAATGTTGCAGCTAGTTCGGCCTTAGCCTTTGGATTCTTAATTGAGTCGATCTTAGCCTTTACCTTGGACTTGACATCCTTTGACCAAGCTTCGTTTAACTTCTCATTAACCTCAACAAGCTTTGCTCGGAATGTATCCGTATCAACTGTTGTTGCATCTTCTGTAAAGAACTTACTTGTTGCATCGTCTGCTCTAAGTTCAATCTCAAGGTTTCCACTCTTATTTGTCTTTAGGGTACGACCCGACGCAAAGACTTCACCACTCTTGGGATCAACAACTACAGCAAAGTTCTTATTACTTCCAGCGGCGGTAACGACTAGTGGCTTGTCACCAAAGGCAGAGTTAAAGATGGATTGTACAACTTCCTTAGGAATTGTTCTACCACCGCCAAAGTCTCCGCTGGTGATTCTCTTTAGAGTATTAACTACCTGAGCCTCATCTACTGAAGCCGCAGCAAACTTGGCGGCAACAGTAAAGTTACCAAAGTCATCGTCACGTGATAGGTTGAGAGAACGACCAAGAGTAGTCTCGGCACTGGAGATAACATCGGCAGACTTAACGCCAATGGTCTCAAGCTTTCTATCTAAACTACGAGCACCAACAAGACGTTGAATTTGCTTAGCAATCTCAACTTGCTTGGTAGCTGGAGTCATAGTTTCAAGCACACCATCAGCTGCAGTTACTTCGCGTGGGCCAACCAACTCACCTGAACGGTTTGCATTGTAATCCTGAAGTAGCTTCTTTACATCGTCAAGAGAAAGATCAGCATCATCTAGATTCTTTTCATCGAGGATTGTATCAAACAATCTTCTAGTTTCTGGAGCTACACCATCGACTCTTAGCATTGCGGCTTCGCCAGCAACACCAGTAGCCTTTTCAAACTCTTCAATGATTGGCATAACCTTCTTAACATCAAGGTTCATCTTACCAGCAATACGTTCGTTAAACTTACCGAATAACCGTGAGCCGTTAAGCATGACGTTAGTAAAGTCTCTACCATCACTACGCTTCATAAAGTTATCAACAACGTCACCAAAGAAGATACCACGACCATCGCTAAGGGTGTTACCCCACACGATGTCGCCATCCTTGGTTGTTGCCCATGTATCCATGGAGTTAGCAATCTGTCTGCGGAAACCATCCCAGTCTCCGGTCTTATAATACTTATAGTCCCCTGCGGCACCTAGACCAAAGCGGAAGGCAGTAGCCATACCAACAGCACCCAATGCACCAGTAAGGGCACCCATTGCGGTCTCTCCAAGGTTGTACTTGAAGGCTTTGTCGGTATCGTTAAAGACCAGCGATCTCCAGTCGTGATCGGACTGTTGATCAGCGTAAGACGATACAGCTCCTGCTGTACCACCTTCTAATGCCAAGGCTAAGCCTCTTGCACTCATGGTCTTAATAGCTGACCGACCAGTGCTAGGTACCAAGGCTCTAATAGCTGCATAAGCTGGGCCTTCTACAAGACCAGTCATTGGGCCTGTAGCAAGGGTAGCGGCATTAGCGGCCTTACGTGCAAGCTCTAAGCCCTTAACAGCTTTACTGGAATTGATACCAGCAGATACCCCACCAGCCAAAGCCCGTGACGATAAGCCAGCAATGCCAGCTACCGTACCAAGGCCAAGCGTAGCCGCAGACGTTAGAACCATATCCCGAACCATCAATGGATCTTTAATACCCTCTGCGATTGAGTTACCAAGCTTTGAGAAGAAACCGTTGTCTTCTTCAAACAGACGCATACCGATATTAATTCGGGCTTGCTGCACTGCTTCATTTATAGCAAACATAAATGCATCTTGGTTTCTGGTAGCTAACGCAAAGTCTTGAATATTAACACCAGCAGACGCAATAAAGTTATTTACTTCTTGATTTGATTCTTGCCACTCAGTAAGAGCCTGTAGTCTTTTCTCATCGTTCCAGTTGGAATCGACTGTCTGAATCTTCTTCTTAATCTCTTCTGCACTTTGTAGAGATTCGTTTTCCCCGAAGATGTTAAAGAAATTAAAGCCTTCAGTAAACTGTTCCCAGTGTGCCGTCTCTCGACCACCGTGAGAAAACATAGTTGTGCCTGTGTTTTCGTATTGGTCCTTTAGACGCTTAGCCTTCAGTATACTCTCTTCACCCCAGCCCTTGGTTCCTTCACCGATGGTAAAGGCAAGAGCTGCATCACCAATTTCTTCGCGTGTTTGGTTTGTATCTGTTAAGTTCCAACGACCATTAAGGAATGTTGGACTGAGTAAACCAAACTGAACCTTCTCATTAAAGATTTGTTGTTCTCTAAAGTCTGGTTTCATACCACTATATTTAGTGGTTGGATCTGACCAAGATGGTAAACGAGGTTCCGAAGGAAGTTCTCTACTAGATTCTTCGAGGAACCGTTCATTATCAAATGTGTTCATTTAAATCCTTGTAAGTTGGGGGAGGGATCTTTCGACCCCTCCCTCCCTGTTATTTTAATAATTGATCAACTTCTGTTTTTACGTATTTCTCAAAAGCCCTGAGTTGTTCAGGTTGAGTCTTTAATCTTTTTGCTTCACCTAAGATAGCTGTTGATCTTTCAAGCAATCTTGATGCCTCTAATTGTTTCTCTCTATTACCAGAAAGAGTAACGTATCTATAAAACTCAACCGCATAAAGATAGAATCTCTCTGCTTCTGAGCCAGTCTTCGGGACTGTAGTATTACCAATTACTGGGCCATCTAGCACAACCCATATATTAGAGTTAGATGGGCGTACATAAGTAAGCTTCGTTGTTTGATTTTCATCATAAACGTAGATATCTTTCATATCTACGAGACCAGTTGTTACCTCTCGCTCCTTTGTCTTAGGCATTTCAAGACCAACCTTAGTGCCTTCTTTGGAGATTACTACTGGTTTACCAGCGATTGTGGTTAGGTACTTAGTAGTAATGCCATCTCTTTTAACGAACGGCTTAGCAGCTAAGGCAGCATTAAAGTCACCAGACGTTGGCTCTGTTCCCATGTCTTTTAAAACCGGGGTACTTAGTGATTCAACAACCATGTTGAGTAGACGTTGTGTTTCAATAGAATCTTGGATGTTTGTTCGAATGAATGCTTCCCACTCACGTTCTTGCTTGGTGGGAGGTTCAGTGGTGGTGGGTTCTATAAAGGTTGGCTGTGTCGTATCATAACGACTAGCATCTAACTGCCACTTCGTACCCATACCCTTCCATTCAAATGTAACCAACGGCTTACCAGCTACGGTTGTTACACCCGTTCGTCTTGAGAGACCCTTCTCAGCTCCAGTATAAACATACTTAACAGTATCTACTGGGTCAAGCTCATTGACACCGAAGGAAGACCGAACAGGAACTCTTTCTCCACCATCTTTCGTTACAAACCATTGCTTCTTACCCATGTGATCTACCAACTCATAGGTATAATCCTCGTTGGGAATACTGACTGGAATATCTACAATCGGTGTGGAGAACCATTCAGTTGTTTCGCTGAGAGTTTGAGAGGACTTACCATTAGCGGTAAGCCAGTCAACTACCTTTGTGTGGTCTACAGTTCCAGCATTAATTTGCCGTACCGCCCAATCGCCAAACTCTTCCTTGGTCATCTTTTGCAATGTCTTCTTGTGTACATCAGTACCTACAAGAGTCTTACGTAATGGAGCTGGCTGCATAGTAGCAAGGGTTGAACCACCTCTACCACGGAGAGTTAGGACAGGAGATGACTGCTTATCGTTTAGGTTGCTACGACCAGTGCTTACAAAGAACTTATATTCTCCTGAGTCAAGCCCAGCTCGAATATTGGTCATGTTCCGTTTAACTTGATCAATAGCGTCTTCTCTATTCTTTGGATCTTTTAAACCTCGAATAGCAGCCTGTGCAATTAGCATGGTTCTATTACTACGATCATCACCAAGAACAGCTTCACCAATAGCCATAAGGTCTTCTGCGCGTGAATCTGATGGTAACTGTGTACCCCTATTTGATGCAATAGCTAAAGCAAATGCTGTTGGATTCGCTACACTAGGCGGCGTAGAAACAACACCAAACTGATTCCACGAAACTTTATCAAGACCGTTGTGATCCCAATTAGCATCTAGGATAAGTTCTTTCTCAAACTTCCCATTATTAGGAATATCGTAGTTCATCCCGGCACCAGCTGTAATTGTTGGTGCTAGCGCGTTTTCTGTGTCATTAACGAAAGAAGTTTTAAACCTAACTAATCCACCTTCTGGTGTTGCTACCTTAAAATCCTGAAGTTTAGCATTCATCCTTTGTATCACCATGTCATTCATGCTTTCTGGTTCCTTACCACCATAGTCAGCAAGAACTTCGTGATAGGTTCTAATAGCCATAGAAGAAACCTGACGCATTAGGGTGTTAACTTTCTTACCCGAAATATCATCTGTAAAGTTAGTTCCATCAGTTGGAATTTTAAGCTTACTAAACACACCAGCTCGTAGTCTCTTCATTAAATCGTTTAGCTGTTGATTGGCTTGTGTTGGTTCTGACTGTGCATCCTTTTGAGGAGGTGGATAATCACCAACAAGTGCTGTTACAGTATCCTCCTTCATTGCAAGGTTTGCTAGATCGTGACCCTTTTGTAATACTGCAATATTAGGCATTTGTCTTCGAATAAACTGGAGAGGATCTCCGTTGCCCTGATATGTCGTAGCTATTGTTTCTAATCTCTTTATGGTGTTCTCCACAATAGCGAGTGAATCTTCACCCACTGCAGCCCGTAACTTATTAATATTTTCAGCTACGTGCCTTGATGGAGTAAGCAGTAGGAACGTAGCCATTGCCACCTGTTCTGTAATGGGATTTTCTAACCCACCCAGTAACATATCTGCTGTTTCGTCTGTCATGCTTGGCTTATCTGTAGAAGCGTGTACACCACCAAAGAAAGCGTTAGAATCGGTATCAAAGAATGTTGATACAGTCTTATTCCACATTTCTGGATCATCGCTTCGAAGGACATCCTCCAAAGCCTTAACATAAAAATCTGTCAAAGCAAATCCATTTGGTGGGAGTTCTATACCCTTTGCTTTTATTTCTGGAGCTAGTTCAGACCAAGGACGTAGAGATACGTTATCGGCTTGGTATGGGTTAATACCACCCATTTGAACATAGTTAATAAAGGCTTCGTTAATTCTAGCTGGTGACGCATTGGTAGTAACGCGCTCCATTAGATTACTTATAATAAGTATATCTTCCTTACGCCGTTCTTCTGTTCTTGCTTGCTTAGAAGATTCACCACCGAATTTACTGGCTGGAATGTCTAATCTTGTTGAGAGAAACTGATTGAACTTATCTACACTTGGTCTAAAGACTTTTGAAATAGTCTCTGATGGTTTTGTCACAGACTCAATAGAATCAGCTGCGAACGCTGTTAGTGCGTCTGGCATTACGCTATAGTCTAGACCGTGCTTACGGAAAAGCTTAAAACCTGAAACCGTATCTACAAGGTTCTTAGTAACGGGAGGAACACCACCCTGAATAACTCCAAGAACTTTTTGTTCGAGTCTTGTAAGAAATGCTGATCTAGCTCTTAGTAAAGATTCTCTTTCTTGCTCTGAACTGGCTTCCTTTATTCTTTGATCTATTTCTGCAATACCAGCAGAACCCTGTGTGATTTCGGTATCAACCCTACCATTAATATCTACGACGGCTTGCTTTTGCCTAGCTGCCATTAAATTATAGGGTGAGAAAGATAATCCCTCAAGTGTTTGTGCTCTCTTTTCATTAGCCTGTAGGACAGAACTATATTGTTCCGGTGTAAGGGTTGATGAAGCTAGATCTGAGGACCACGGTTGACCATAATATTCTTTTGCAAAACTATCTTTTTCAGTATCCACGATAGCTTCAAAGTCTGAAATCTGTTGAGCGGTTGAGTTTACTCTTATTCGCAGGGATCGTAATTGTGCTTCTTCAGCTTCAGTGCGATCTTTTTTTGCGGCTAGTTCGTCAATCTGTTTTGTAAATCTACCAAGAGTTTCCCATTGGTTGGTGATATCTCTGTGAATATTAACTAACTTATTTAATCTTCCCTTTCGTTCAGCATCCGCAGCTTCAGATATTGACTTAGAATCAGTAGCAGCTATCTTAGCTTCTAACTCACCTAGATCAATTAAATCCTTACGAACAGTTGCTGCGAACACACGGTCGCCAATAGTCTTTTGAGGAGCTGCTTCTGCATCTTTTAAAATCTGCTGTAGTTCCCACTTTCTACCTTGAATCTCATTCCACTGAACTTCGGATTTTGCGAAAGACTCACGCCATTTTAATTGACTTTCGTTGTAAGCTAGAGACTTTACATCATCTGCTGTTTCTCGTCTGGCCTTTTGACCAGACAACTCAAAACCATATGATGTCTTTCTTGCTTGCTCTAATAGGGAGTTACTAAGTTGACCACCACCATCAGAGTCTATATCATAGCCGACGATCTCTTTAACTTGATTCTTATATTCTGCAATCTGAGCATCGACAGAATCGAAGTCGTTATATGCTGAGGCGTGATCAATACCCATACGGGTCTTGGCCTCTAACTCGTCAAGCAATCTAGACTTCTTCTTTCGTTTGTTGTCAATATCAAGCTCCACCAGTGTTGTTCCTAGCTGAGCTACTGATTGTGCAATTGCTCCATAGTCAATACCTTGACTAACGCCTACGACAGCTTGTGGTAGTATAGTTTGTGATTCCTGATAGACAGGTTTGTTTGGGGGATTTAGATATACCCCCGGTCCTTGCATTTCAATCATCTAAGTAAATCCTCTATAGAAAGAGCATCTGCTAATACATCTTCATTTGATGCAAATGGATCTATTGCTGCCTTCTTATTGAAGCCAGATTGGATAGCTCCTTTTACATCCTCCGGTGGCATAGCTCCAAGAACTGTTGACCACTCAGATACATCCATATCTGGAAGCATGTTTAAACCAGCACCAGTTGCTGCTCTGTTGTTTACACTTTGAAGTTCAGCTCCAGTATCCAAACCCTCAATGACCGCCTTCTCAAACATGGGCTTAGCCATCTTTGTAATGATTTCTGTTTCTGGTCCAAGACCTAAACCACCAGCATCCTCAGAGTTGTTTAACGCAAAGGCTGGTTGAATAGTTCCATCTTTATTGAGTGTTACAAAGCGACCATCAGTTATCGAAGCGGTATCTAAGATACCAAGCATCTCCATCTTTAACATATCAGCGACGTGAATTTCAGCTGGAACGTCTGGGTCAAGAGCCGTAAAGTCAAACTTACCAAGCTTATCCTGTAGAACCTTTCGGTATGCTACCTGAGACTTACTAAGATTTTGTGAGGCAACAACTCTTTCAGCATCAGCTAGCTCAGGAGATAGTTCCTGTTGGAGCCACGTTGGTGCTTTGGACATTGTGTTTCTTAGTGTGAATTCTTTATTAGTTGGTTCGGTTGGTCGTTGTACGTTTGACCGTAACCAATCCTTTGCTTGATCAGGACTACCCGGAAAGTCTGCTTCAGCATCTGCCCAAAACTCATCGGCATTATCTGAGTTAACATCCTTGAGGGAATCTTGGTACCAGCGTTCAAAAGCAGTCACCGGATCTTTATAAAGCTCCTTAAAGATTTGCTTGCGCTTCTTGGTTCGCTCAAGACCGCTTGCTTTCTTCTTAGCCTCAACAACTCTTTGTTGTTCTGGTTTTCTACCAGTAGCAATTTCAAATAGTCTTTGTAGTTTATCTGGATTAAGCATTATGATGAAGCATTGTATGCGCCAATACCTGACGAGAGGCCAGACATTAGCCCGGTTGCAATTCCGGTTGCTAGGATGTTTGAGGATGAATTTGCAATACCACCTGTAGTTGGTAAGAACGCATTCTGCTCAGGAGCCATAAGGTTTCGCTGAGCCAAAGCATTACTTCGCTGAGTGGTTAGATCTTGCATTTGATTGATATAGTTTACCCGCATTGATCCAGACATCTTCTGGGCTTCTTCAGCAGCCTGTCGCATACTTGCACGGACTGATGCTGAATTAAGAGCAATGCCCCTAGAGGAAGCAGATGATAACATCTGATCGGTAACTTGTTTTGTGTTCTTACTTAGTTCTGACGTGGCATTCTGGTATGCCTTTGTTCCGTAGAATGCCCCTGCAACAGCTTGTTGCAAGGAAGATCGTTCGATTTGTCTATTGGCGTGATATTGTGCTTGCCACTGGCGAAGAATATTTCTATTGTTTGCTTCGTTCTGCCAGCGGTTTTGAAAGTTCTGTTGGTCCTGCTGCATCTGCTGGGCCTGAGCTTGTGCATCTGCTTGAGCTGCACCACTCATTCCACTAAGGATGCCTGATCCAGCTGTTAGTCCACCTACAATAGCTGCTGCAAAGATGGGCATATTATCTCCTATAAAAGTTATCAATAACAGAGCCATGTCTTTTATTAACACGCTCTTGTGCTTCTATTATTCCACGATATTTCTCACCAAGCAAGCCAACAATTCTCTTGTTGCTTAACCATTCCTTGACGGTATCTCGGTGTTCTTTTTCTTTGTTTCGTTCAATAATCTCATCTGGTGTTATAACTAGATTATCAACCCATAGTTTAACCAAGCTTGCTAGAACATCAACGCGGTCATCATGCTTAAGAGCACCACGTCTATTCTGCATACGAGAGATTTGAATTTGCGTCTCTTTCGATCTAATGGCTTCGGTATCAAAGACCAGCCGATGCTGGGCCATAACGGGTTCGAGGGTGTCTAGGATTCGTTTCTCTTTTGCACCGGATACTTTGAATTCATCAATGGCAACACGACCACAAATACCATACACGATTGGTCTCAACAGTGACGTAAACATACCATCACCGTAGTTAGCTTCTACCATGATGGTGGAAACCTGATATTGATTCGCAATCTTAGCGATTCTACCAAGAGTTGTATCGTCGTATCCTCCGGGTAGGCCATCTAGTTCATGGATGACAATGTACCCATTTACAAACGATGCAACACAGTAGGCTGTTTCGTCTGCACCACGACCAGAGGGGTCAATACATAACCGTGTATCTAAGTACTTAGCCATCGTTGCAGATGCCCACATTGGTCCGTATAGAAGATCACCATTCATTCCATAACTAGGAATATCTAGTGGCTTGCTACGTGCCCACACGACCTTCTCTGGAAATACCTCTGGAGATACATCCATGACAATTAGATCCTCAAGCTTAAGTGGATGCTTACTAGCATCACTAAGGGAGGGGTCTAAAAGATAGTGTAGAGCAAACTGACGTGGACCAATCTTTGCTAGACGTTCCTCTAGAATTTGTTGAGGGAATCGTATTGGATCTACCGTATCTCCCGGTTCTCCTTCCAAGTCAGCGATATACTGATGGCAGTGCAACCACTGTGATTCAATTTCTGGATCTGGGATGACCGCAGGAAATTTTACAATCTCATATGGAAGACGTAGATAGATTGAGTCCGTACTTTGATAAGTACCCAAGAAAACAATACGACCCCACTCAACGGGGTTTCTGATTTGTTCCAGTTCGGTTAACTTATCTAACAGTTTCTGTCTTGCTTGGGGGTTGTCAGAGTTCTTTTCAATTTCAATATCGTCAGCCAACACATAGTCTGCGTGGCTACCCGTGATCTGTCCCGTGATGCCCTTCGCATAGCAGGAAAGATCTTGACCAACCTTATCCCGAATACCCACATTAAAACCAAACGCAGAGTCCTTGTCGTGATCCTTAGGCAGTAGATGCTGCATATAAGGGACTAGACTTAGAATCTGTCTAACCTGTGAAATAAACTTAATTGCCTTATCCTGTGTTGCTGATAAGACCATAATGGTTGTGTTTGGGTTCTGAAGTAATAACCACGAAGCATACATAGCAACGATGGTTGATTTACCAGCACCACGGCCAGCTTGTAGCTGCATATCCTTGGGGCCATTCTGAACACACTCAGCTATTGCATACTGAAGTGGGCTTGGCTCACCAAGTCCTAAGTACTTCATGCAAAAGAAGCAGTGATTTCTAAAGTCTTCTAAGACTTCCTTTGGTACTTGCATGAGTACCTCCTTTCAAATAGGAGGGGAGACCTACCGATCTCCCCTCCCGTAGCGAAATTCCCGGCGCAATTGATTGCCCGGTAGTGCGGCCATAAGACACCAGCCTATCAGAGCGGGTGCGGCCAATATAGACTAGTCCCAGCTTACGCTGTCTATGCGGACTAGGCTTGTTTTCTTAACTTAAAGGGAGCTAGTCCCTCTAGGGTTTCAGCCTTTACAGCTGGAATGGTATCTGACTTATTGTCTGCAACAACTCTTGCGACTACTTGATAGAGTCCGGGAGTTCTCTTTTCAGGATCAGTGAGATCTTGAATGAGGCAATCAATAAGTAGATCTTTTAATGTATCAATTTCCTTGCCCATGGTGCTACTTCTTTTTCTTAGTGTTTTGATATCTTTCAAGAAGTCTGCGACCCTTCGAAACAGCGGATGCCTTATCACCATGGTGATTCCAAGCCTCTAGGCTAAGCTTAAGTCGAGTCTTACGACCCTTCTCATCCTTGAGTGGACCAGCTGCAGATCCCATGCGAACTAGAAATGATCCTTGTCTACGCATCTCTTCTGGTGTCTTGGGAGCACGACCAACAGGAGCCTTAAGATTAGAGCCAGTTGCTTTGTTGTACTTATTACGACCAGCTTGGGTTAAGCCACCCTTTGGGTTCTTATCCTTCTTGGTCATAGATACTGATGGCTTCTTTGGCATCACATACCCTTCTTGTACTTCTTAGCCTTCTTTTCCTTCTTCTCGAAAGCCTTTGATTCGGCCTTCTCATGCTTCTTGCCGTGCTTCTTACCTTCTGCCTTCATTGAGTGTGGTTTCTTTTTCATTTCTTTTTCCTTTCGTTAGATCGCTTTGCAGAAGACATTACTTCTTCTTCTTAGCCTTCTTCATTGGCTTGCCACTCTTCTTAGCGGCTTCCTTAGCCATTGCCATACCCTTTGCAGTGTATGGGAATTCTTTCTTTCCAACCTTAGGCATTACTTGCCACCCTTCTTAAAGAGATCAGCGAGGCTAGTGATTGGGAAGATGTGTCCGGCGATGTAGCCAACAACTGCGGCGAGTCCGGCAAACCAGATGCTGCCAAGTAACGATTCGAATGAAGCTAAAATCATTGTAATTCCTTTATGGTGCGGGATCACTTACGGGCCAGTAACCAAGCCCCTGCATGATACCTTTGTGAATGTGTTTCTGAATGAGGTAGCTATTGTGATATACCAACGGTTGATATACATAGCCACACTCTTGAAAGTAATATAACCACCAGTCAACAGCTGCGTCAATTATAGCTTGAGTAGCTGGAGCATTGATGTTGTTAGATAGATTGGTTAAGTTTTCGTTAGTATCTAATGTAACTGGCCTAGCTAGGGAAGTAGCTAGAATATGAATTTCTGTGGTACTTGAATCGAATTTCCACTTTCTATTTGGATCTGCTCCGTTATATCCTGTGGGGCCACCGGGCCAACTATTGTTTGTTCTTTGATTCAAAGAGTCTTGGGTAATTATATACTTCGCGTAGTGTTGCCATCCCGGTCCGTATTCAGTTGAGTTACGGTCTCTCAAACCACCTAGAGGATTCCAGAAACTGTGGTACTCATCTGTATCCGGTGTAATAGGGGTACTCGTAGATAAGTTTATAACGTTATTTTGGTCTGTATCCCATGGAAAGTTTTCTAGGAAGTAACTAAAGTTATTTGAACTACTAAAGCGTTGTCCCGCGTTCAATCCGGGTAGTGTTGAGTTCCAGAGCCGTTCAAACCATCTTCGCATGTTTGTGCGTCGTACATTATAGTTAGCTGGTGTAACCGTGTTTAAATCAGGAAGTCCCGAAAAATTATAAAGCCAAGATCCAAACTTATAGTTCCAACCATATACACCAACGTCTGCTCCAACACCACAAATACCAACTTCTAGCCACTTTGCCCACTCAGTTCTTAGGTAGGTATCGTGAAGCGAATTATTATCTGGATCAGGTAATTGAAACCCAATACCATCTGGTTTGTCCATGTAGATAATATTACTAGACATCCCCATCTCACGGACATAGTTAGCACTATAGTCTGGAACAATGGAACCTGCATTTATTTTTGTTGGAATACCATATCCGGTATATATGTAGACCTCAGAATCTGAGTGATTTGAATAGCCTAGTCCACCAACAAGCCAAAGTCGTAATTGCTGATACCACTCATTTATTCGACCTGTTGAATTAAACGGTAATGTATCCAAATTGGGGTCGTTGATTGCAGGGACTATTGTTGGAGGATTTGTCTGTCCGGGAATACTCCTCCAGCATTCAGGATATGGGTTTGGAATCTTAGCCCCATCAGTTGGTCGAATGACATATCTCGATGTCATAGGAGACCAAATACCACCATAAGCTGGAATTCCACCAGTAAAGATGTTACCGCATGGGCTGTTGATCATAAATCGACGTATACCACGGTCATAAAGATATGACATACTCTTTATAATTTCTTGCACACCAATTGAACTATCAATGGTTACTCCGGCATATCTATTTCCAGTTGCGGTATCAATGCTTGGTAAAACATAATCTACTGAACTATGCCATCTGGCATCATTAGCTGTACTTCCACCAAAGGAAATAGGACTTGATAAGTGAGCACATGGTCTCCGATCAACGTTAAAGAGGGGATTTATCAACCGTAACCTCCGGTATCTTGTAAAAACGTATCGTAAATACCATGTTTATTGTAGTCCTATTTGTTCGTGATAGTAGGAAATAAAGTTATGCGTAACTACTGCGTTATTATTAACAGTGCAGCGGTGTGATGTAAAACATAGAGCTGTGTTTTGTGCGGGAAGATTTGTACTTGCACTTCCAGTTGCGGATGTATCATTATCTTCTCGTACTAACAGCCACTTCATAACAGAAGAGTTACCTGGTTCCCAGAATAATTCTAATCTATATGACACATTCTGTACAGCAGCAATTCCAGTATCTACAACGGTTGCTACTGCTGTGCCATTGCAGTGCATTAGCTGATAGTTTGTGTCTGTAGTTCGAAGACCAATACCAAACTTATTGACATAAGAGTTTAATGCAGTCGGATCTACCTGACCAGCACCGGGAGCAGATGTCGTTGAACTAACACCGTGATATTCAGAGCAAAGAGTAATCGCATCGCTTCGGCCAAAGCGATAAACAATGTGGAAACCACCAGAGTTTGCAACCGTTCCACGCCAAACTTGAGACGAACCTGTTCGTACACCAACAAAGGCGTTTATAGCAGCAGTGTTAGAATACGTTGTTCTCATCTGCCTTCCTAGTTGAGTACCACCGCTTACTGTTAAGGTACCAGCCGCAGCCGTTCCTGTTGTAGATAATGCAATACCGAATGCGCTTAGGGTTGTAGATGCCCCAGAAAAGTTTGCCCAAGCTATTCTGTTTCTTCCAATACAAATTTGTAGATTTGTATCAGGGCATGCAGATCCAGAACGTATAGTTGGTAAAGATCTACCAGCAAATGATTTAGAAAATAAGATAGTTGAGTTAGCTATACCCGTAGATTCTGTAGAGTCGTTTAGTTGGATATTACCGTTTGCTGAGATAAGCGTAGATGTAGCACCTTCAAAGGAACCAGCACTGTTATATTGAATTGCGCCATCACTACCTTGTGGTGTTGCGCCACCACCTGATGGATCAGCGGGTGCCCAACTACTGGCAATGTTATTCCAAGCTAGTACTTGACCATTAGTTGCAGTTCCTTGGGATAGTTTACCAACCCCAAGTGTAGCATCACCAATTGCGTCATTGACTGCTCTGTTTACCCAGCTAGATCCGTTATAACCAAGAAGATTATTTGATGCTGGGGTAGTAATAACAACATCACTGAGACCATCAAGATTTGTAGCACCACCACCACTTACGGTTTGCCAAGTATTGTCACCCCTAAGGAATGTTGTACTATCGGCTGTACCAGAACCAAGTCTAGCTGGAGCTATGGTGCCTGTTGTGATATCTCCGGCGGCATGCGTGTGAGAAGCTGCCGCAAATGCAGACGTATTAGAGGTTGCGGCTGTTCCTAGACCCAGCGTAGTTCGTTGAGCCGCAGCATCAGTATCATCCAGTAAAGCTTTACCAGCTGTGGTAATATCTCCACCAAGCTTGGTAGTTCCTATAGATGAATCCTTTACATCGAACTTCCATTTTGCAATACCCGTTGGAGTTCCAACACTTCTATCTTCAAACGTTGCATCAATAGTAGCTGTGTCGATAAAGTTACCGTGTACGGTTTCCTGAACTGATGCCCCACTCCCGTCAAGTAGACTTGTTAAAAGTATACGACCAGCAGCAGCTGAAGGTGTAATACCTATCGGATTTAGCTTTGCGACTTCAGCTACGTTATTAAGTGTTGTTGCTGTCCAAGCTCCCGAACTAACAGCAAGTATTTGACCGTTTGTTGGACTTTGTAAATCGGTAATATCAGTAAGGTTTATGTTACTATTTGACCAAACAGTTCCATTATACTTTAAAGTTTGACCTGTTGTTGGAGTTGCTACTGTAACGTCTGACAAGCTATCAAGATTTGTTGCACCACTACTTACGGTTTGCCAAGTGTTGTCACCCCTAAGGAATGTTGTATTGTTAGCTGTACCTGAGCCAAGTCTAGCTGTAGCTATGGTACCTGTAATAATATCTCCAGCAGCATGAGTATGCGAAGCTGCAGCCTTGCCATCTAAAGCTCCCTGAAGACCAGTAACGTCACCTATGGCATGGCTATGCGTTGTCGCAGCCTTGCCATCTAAAGCTCCCTGAAGACTAGTAACGTCAGCAATAGCAAGCGCAGCGTTAGCCCAAACAGTACCAGTGTATCTTAATACGTTACCAGTGATAGGGGTTGTAATAAGAACATCGTGGAGTTCATTTAGTTCGGAACCGTTAATAACCCTTACAAAGATTTCTCCAGAAGAGCCATTACCAAGTCTAATTAACCAACCTAAGAATACGCCATGATTGGGAGCAACAGGTCTATCAACGGTCATTTCTCCGTTAACCGTGTTTAACCATAGAGGATCGCCTTCCTCTGGGGTTGTACCCTTAACAAGTAGGTTAGTGTTAATACCACGCAATAATCCTTCAGTGATTATAAACGCTTCTGCATCATCAGCAATAAGCTCCGCAGAGATACCGATAGTTGTTGCTGCGGTTGTTTCAGAGGATGCATTTGCTAGAGCTACGGTTATTTTTTGTCCCTGACTGCCCGTTACCCTAACTACTCTTCCCTTTAGAATATCATTTCCAGTTTTGTTTAATACTCTGGTATGGCTTGTTTTACCAAGCTCTGCTAAAACATTTCCACTGAGTGGGGTTACTAGTGAGGAAGTTCCCTGATCATAATATATATTACCAACTAATGCAGACTGTGATGGTGGTGCTGTATTAAAGGTAAGTCTATCTAGAGAAAGTACAGTTCGATTTTTCCACTGAGAATCACCGGAATCATAAATAAGAGCCTGTTCATTACCGGGTGTTAAAGTAGCTACATCAAGTGCTTTATCTAGTGTAAAGTAACTATTCTTCCATGCGCCAGTGTCATACCACAAGAAATTACCTTGTGCTGGGTCTGTAATAACAACGTCTGACAAGCCATCAAGGTTTGTTGCTCCACCTACCCCACCCGCTGCTGGTTGCCAAGTAGATCCAGACCAAGATAGAACCTGTCCTGTTGTAGCCCCAGCTTGTTCAATCATGCGAGGATGAATCAATTGACCATCTGTATTTGATACCCGCATGTATTCAACTTCAAGTTCTGCCTGTGGCGCAGTAGCTGCCTCACAGAATACAGCACATCCTAAACTAAGAGGAAGACCAACAAAGGCTGTAGTTGCCGTAGTTGAGACTAATGTACCATTGATATACATTTTAATCTCATTATTTTTAATCGTAATCTTTACATCAGTCCATGCAAGACACGATATAGCTGTAGAGGTTGAGGTTCCAGAAGTTCCACTATCTGGCTTAGCAACCGTTGTCCACGTAGATACATTATCCCTAGCGACAACTGCAGCATACCGTTCTACTCCAGTAGACATCTCATATAAACCAACTACATAATTTGTATTTGGTGTCATAGAAGCTCCACGAACTCTAACTCTAGCTGTAAACTCTAAAGACTTATCGTTTGCTGTTATCGTGGTGGGTAGTTTAATGGCGGCATTTGAATTAGCTGTTTCAGCTAATGCAGAAATAATTGCGGTGTTATCAAATATAACACTACCGCTAGTTAGTGACGATAGGGACCACGTACCAAGTGATCGTCCATCTGTATAGGCTACCGTGTCTGTAGTTGGATTCTTATAAAGATCTTCTGGAATCCATGATGTATTTCCAAGAACCTGTCTAGAAATAGATTCATATCCAGAACTTAAAAACGATGGATCTACTAAACCTTGATTAGATATACCAAGTAAACCTCCACTTACATCTTTAATACCAACTACAGTATCAAGAGCAACGGGACCAATAAGATCATTAATAGATGTTGGTACCCAAGCACCTTCGTTCTCATCGTATAGTGGAACTTGCTGATCACCCGGAGCTGCTATATTTAAAAGCAGTTTACCAAAGGCTGAAATGCCAGTTCCACCGATCTTTGCTGCGTTGACGCTACTTGCTTTAAGCATTGTTGTTTCAATACTGTTGGCTGTAATTTGCCAATCATCTGCAGCAACAACTGTAATATCATTCTTTACGCCTACGGGTATACCAGAGTCAACAGTAGCCCAAGTTCTATCACCCCGTAAGAAGGTTGTAGATGATGCTGTTCCTGTTGCGAGAAACCCTGTACCAATCTTTCGTGTGGAATCTAAGAGAGCTGGACCGTTTGGTTGTCCAAACTGATCTTCAATACTCATTACACCAAGACCAACTGTTGTATCAGTATAATCTTTTGTAGCAGCATCCCATGGATTTACGGGAAGATCCAAGTTTAACTTAGCTTGCGTAACTGAGTCATCAACAATTTGCCAATTAGTATCTGAGACAACGTTGATATCGTTCTTTACACCAGCTGATAGAACGGATGGGGTTGAGTTTATCCATACTGTTCCATTAAAAGTTAAAACCTGACCCAAGGTTGGAGAACCTAAAGTAACAGATGTAAGGTCATCTAGATCTGTTGCTGGAAATTGAATTTGCTGATTAATCCAATTAGTTCCATCGTGTATAAGAACATCGCCCGGGGTTAGGTTAGCAATAACTACGTCACCAATCTGTTCAAGGGAAAGATTCTGTAGTTTATTTAAACCAACTGGATCTAAGTTATCCCAATCGGTTATGCCATCACCAATTCTAATTTCGTTTAATTGGCTGTCGAAACCAATTTCACCAGCCTGAAGAACAACACCTGTCCAACTTAGCGTATTGCCTCGTCTAATTTGTAGTGGTGTTGTTGCTGGGGTTGTAGATGTACCAAGGTTTAGATCGCTAGCCTCTAACTTAGCTGCAATTTCTGCGACTAAAGCCGAGGATAAACTCCAAACAGTTCCACCAGAAGATACAACAATATCTCCCTTACTACCATCTGAAAGGTTTGCTGAACCTACAGCTGGTAATGATAGCCAAGCTGTGGTACCATCACCAACTCGTATTTCGTCATTAGTGAGGTCGTAGGATATTTCACCTAAAGCCAATACGGGATTAGCTGCCGTCCAGTTTGTATATATATCTCTTCGAATTCTAATTAAATCATTAGCCATGCATTATCCTTAAGGTGGGAATATGACGTTATAGTTAGAATCTCCACCGTTGTAATCGTTAACGTTGATTGCGGTGGCGTTTCCACCATCTATATCGTTTGTATTAGTAGCGGTGGCATTTCCACCATCAAGAATATTCGAGGTTGGTGTTGTTCCAGTACCACGAATAACAGTTCTACCACCCGTGGCAAACTCAAATACAATATCCCCATCGCTATTTGTATAGATTCGTGAGATTCTACCGCGAAGGTCTATATCTGGTGGTTGTATACCACTTCGTTTATAGTTTGGCACGTTTCTTTCTCCGTTTAAATGCAGCGTTTAACTCCGGGTCTTTAGCCCGAAGCATTGCTACAGCTTCCCGGATGGTGGTCGAAGATTCGGTAGACATAGCTTCATCAAGTATCTTAGCTTCTTCTTGTTTGGCAGATGGGATAAAACCAATAATACGCCTAACTAATAAGCCCAAGCCAGTTTGCCACAGAACAAGAACAACCGCAATAGCTATTGCAGCTGCTGCTAAGTACTGAAGTAAATCGGACCACCAAGGCTCAGCGTCTTTTACCGACGCGGTTGCCTCGATGATTTCTTTAACTGTCGAAGTGATCTTGGTCTGTTCCAAAAGCCCTTGATCGGATCTTTCGATGATCGTTTGCTGGGCTTCTGCTGCGACGGTGATGTGTTGCTTGACTTCTTCTGTGACTTCTGGGATTTCTTGGACAGCTTCATAGACCACCTCTAAGCTCTGTTCAGAAACAATCGCGGCTTCTTTAATTTCTTCTAAAGCCTTGGTTGTTACGGTTGAGGAAGTATTAATTGTGTTTGAACCAGCCTGAATCTTCTTAACGGATGAACACCCAAATAAAAAACTACAAACCAGTAGGAGTCTTAAAATCATCATCAAGTTTATCTCCTCTCAGTAATTTGAATGTTAAAGTTTGCAATACATTTCTAATATCGTGCACGTGCTTTTCTAACTTATCAACACGATAGAGAACTTGTCTTTGTTCTAGGTCTGTAATTTCTTTTTGAACCTTTAGAGCAGATTCTAAAGCAGATAATCTAGATGCAATCCAATAGGTAGAAACAGCAATTGGAATAACGACTGCCGTGATAACAGTTAATAAATGCTCTACTGTTAAACTGGACATAGGATAAAGCTCGTTACAATTGGTGCGTCTGTTTCGCTAGCAAGAAGTGTGGCTACAGTGTGTGATACAATAGCTGTCTTTGTATATGCACTTGCCGGACTGCTTGCTGAAGAACCCATATCCGCAATTCCAGTAATTGGAACTGTTAGGGACGAATTGCCATTTAAGGTAAACTTTGTTATACCATAAGTAAAGTTACCAGTATTTTTAACTTGTTCTCTCTTATAATAAAAGGCAACAGTTGATGATGAGTTGTTCGTTACGGTTGTGGTAGGCAACCACGTTGATGTATCTAAAGTCTGACTAAAGGTTAGCGGACCAATCGGAGGGGGAGCGGTATTAAGATTACCTGTTCCAGTTCCACTCTGCGATTTAAAACTACCAATCGACGTTGCTCCAAACGTTACGGCGTTTGTTGCTACCGAGATGGTTCCAGTAATCTCAAGATTTCCTGTAATCTTGGTGTTACCTACAATATTAAGATTACCTTGATTGTTTTCATTCTTAGCTCTAATAGTAATACCTTGCGTATCTAACGTGTTACTGTTGGAATACAACTCAATATATCGTCCAGTTGAGCTTTGAGATGGTTGTATAATAATCTTATTTGTTACAGCTCCAGCCGTTGTTGCTGCTGAGCTGAAGATTCTACTGGTGCCGCTGCCAGAATTCATTAGAATACCACTAGCGGCATTGATAGTACCGGAGAAGGTCTTAACACCATCAACAGTCATGGAGTCTGCTTTAGTTACAACGGCATCCTTAACGTCTGAACCAACAGCAGAGAAATTAACCGGAACAGCAAAAGTAGCTTCGGTACTAGACAATGTTAATTTGGTTACGCCTGTTGGCTTAAAGACGAGATTTGTTTCGCCTACAAGTGCACAGTTAGATCCAAGTGTAAGTCCGGTAGATGATGAGAATGATTTAGCTCCTGTGATTAGTTGAGCCGAACCAATATCTACACCACCACCAGCTGATACCCAAGAAGTACCATTCCAAATGTTGAGGGTGTTAATCCCTGAGTTATACCACAGTTGTCCTGTATCCGCAGACGCAACTGAAGGTGTTCCACTCTGGTAATAAATTCTACCCGCTTTAGATAGAATTCCTCTTTCGTTAAAGGCGTTTAAAATTGTATCGGTGCTATCGGTTAATTCGATAAAGTTGTTTGTTTGTGAGACAGCACCCTTAACAACTACCTTTCTAGTTGTTGGATTATACGTAAAACCAACACCAGCGGTTGGGATATTCTGATTGCTGACGTTTCGATCTAAGAATAGAACTTCTTGATCGTGGTTGGTACCGTTATCAATACCAACAGATCCGGTGGTGATCATTGTCCAAGCGTTGTTTGCGCTTGAGTACCGCCACTGAACCGTACCTTCTGTATACGTTGCCCCATCAGCGGGGGAGTTTGGAAAATTAATAGCCAAGATTGCCTCACTGAGCTGGAGCGGAAACATCGACCCAGTAGCCAATGTCTCCGTTGTGTGTGTTTAATAGACCCGTGTATCTATCGTCTGGTGCATATACAAACAGTCTACCTGTTGTTGTGTTGAACCATAGAGAGCCATGGGCATAAAGACCGTCGCCAGTAGTAGTTCGTACAGGTGCGACTGGCTGTGAAAAGAACGATCCGGGTAATACCGAAGTAGAAGAAGCTCTTTGTGATGTTGTTAATATACCGCTTCCATCCAATGTGGCAATACCGTTTGGTTGACCAAGCTTAGCTGTTACAGCCGTACTGATCGCCGCATCTACGTATGCCTTGGTTACTGCGTCTGTACTTGCTGTTGGTGTAGCAAGACTTGTTAGTTTCTTGTTGTTGCAGTTTAAGTCTTCAGTTAGAGGATTAACTATAGCATCAAAATCAGAACGACCAATCTTTGAAGACATCTCATTCTTTAGTTCTTGGGAGATAGCTAATAGTTGAGCTGTATTAAGATTAAGTTGATCGGCTGTGATTCTTGATCCCGTAATCCAATCAACATATGGTTCTGATGAGATTAGAACACGTTGAACTACTACAGGCTCTCCAGCTACTAGGGCTGGGTAGGCAATCGTAGAACCAGAGCTTAGTGTATAAGTAGCTGCTGGTGGAATATCAATGGATGTAATCTGCTTGGTTGTTTCGTTGATTGTAATCCAGCTACTGGCGATCTGACCCAAGCCACGATAGTCATTAATCGTGAGGGTTGAACCATAGATCGTGTCGATTGTTGGTCTGAAAACCAAAAGCTGTTCTTTTACTCCAATGCCTTCAGCTAGTGTTAAACTAGCGAATGATATAGGAATAGCATACGTTGTCTGTATGCTTGTTGTTACTTGTGTTTGATTTGTTGGCATGTATTATCTCAGTGATTTTGATTTCTTATTAAAGGTGCCACGAAACTCTAGTTGAGTAATGTTACAAGGAGACACGCCATCAGACAATAGTTTGATTGTTGTTTCATCCGAGAAACCAAATACCTTTGCTACGAATGTTCCGTTACCTTCTCTATATTCTGTTGTTTCTAAGTTGGTGGCAGAAAACTCACTGATGAGTGGTTGTGGTCTACCGCGTCTGGTTACTTCAACCTTATAGGTTCCCGTATCATTGTGTCTAATGTGTAATGTTTTTAGATTAGAAACACCTTCAACAATGTTACCATCACCCTGTCTATAGTATTGTTTTGATAGCTCGACATTCATTGTGAATGAAGAACCAACAAACAGAGTTTTACCTAGATGATTAGGAAGAGCAATACCAGCTATCGTTAGTAGGGTACTAGAACCAAAGACCTCACTAGATGAAGCTTTGAAAATAGAACCAGACAATCCTTCCCAGTCTTCTTCAAGAACAACATAAATATCTTTAGTTGTGTCTAAGAGATAAGGAACTTCTAAGGTAGATGTCATACCAACAGCACTACAGTTTGATGTGGTTAGCACAACATCAGAGAAGTTATCTAGCTTTGGATTGTCTCTATCTTCAAGGTCGTGAACAAGAAGATACCAAGCCGTGGCTTGACTTGTAATACGCTTTGTTATCGCGTATACAAGTGTCTTGTATGTATTAATACTTAGAATGTTTTCAACATCCGAGAGAATATATCTCCAGAATGCTGATTGTTTAATCTCATTACCCATGAAGCGAGAACCATAAACATAAATATGATTCTTATTGTCTTCGTCTACAGCTAGTAACTGATTGTTCGCTGTAGCCACAGCAATAGACTGGAAGTTATTTGGTAGATAGCCTTGAACACCTAAGGATAAATCAAAGGCTGTGTTAAACTCTCTACTATCTTGGTTAAGATAGATATATAATCTTTGCTTATCCCAGAAGTAGATGTTGCTTCCTAGATTAACAGGATCAACTAACTCAGCCGTTGAGTAGAATGTGGTTGCTGATACCTCTGCAGTGAGTGGAGAAATTAGATTGCTATCACCCTTTAGTTCAAATTGAACATTAGACTTTGTATTGATAAAGAGATACGCATTGAATGGTATCATGGCTGTAATCTCAGCATATGAGTTACTTGCTGCACGTATATCAATAGGGTCTGCGGTGGTTACATTAGAGGGATCTTTAATCCAGAGGTCTTCTAGAACACCAAGTTGAGATGAGAAAATTACATCACCAGCCGCAAGGAAAAGTCTATCTCTAAAATTTGCCATTGCAGTTAATTGGATGTGTCTAACTTCTCGATTAGAGTCTAAGAATGGAGATGGCCCAGGATTTGTATCCCGATCCCCAATAGTTCTAGGAGTCCACTCAACAGGCGTAATAGAGAATTGACCATTGTTAAATAAGATTCGTTGTGGTAGTCTTCTCTTATCTAGTATACTCGCGTAATCGGGAGTTCTAACCCGTTGAGTGTATGGTTTACCAGCTCCCGGAATAGATCCACTGTATGCTTCTGTTTCCGGGAAAGACACTATACGGTAGTAACCAGCATCTACAGATAGATATGGAGAAGCGGAGTAATAAATCTTACCGTCTCCATCCTGCGACGATCCTAGTGGTGCCTTTGGATCATATAGTGAATCTAACATGATCTTGGCTTTATCGTCTACAGGAATTGTATCTAGATTTTTGTTGATAGCTTTCCAGTCATTCTTATCTGGTGGAAAGCGAATCTCTGAGAAGTTTGCTACTGATTGACCAAGCCACGGCTTATCAAAGTCACCGTAAATATAATCTTCTACAGGAATTTGCTTAGCGGCAAAGTTTGTATCCCACGCTTCACCATCGTTTAGAATAGTACCTTCTGGATATAAACGTCCACTTGTTGTTTTCTTCACACGTACAGATGACCAATAGGTAATTGCTCTACCATTAATGTCATCTTCGGATGTTTCAATACCATCAAGGTTTACTGTTTTACCGTTTTTACCTGAAGTAAAACCAGCGTAGACCTTTGTGTTTAACATTAAAATTGACGTACCAACCTGAAGGGACTTAAGAATCTCTCTAGCGTTTCCATTAGCGTAGGTTAAATACGCGCGGGAATACCTAGAGATTATTCCTCTAGACTTAATGTTGTTGTACTTTACAAGTGGGGTATCTAAGCCAGCCTCTGCTTGTGAGATTTGATAGATTGGGTATCGAACGTCTCCGTCAACAATTGCAGTAAGACCATCCCATGTTAATGTTGGATCGTCTGCGTCCCACTGATAGTCTGGTGTCTTGTTAATCCAACTATCGTTTGTTAGCTGTACAACATATAGAATTTTAGCTGTTGCACCCTGTGCCGCTCTATCAATAATAAGTAAATACCGATTGTCAGCGTCTACTGTATACCAAATAAATGAAGGATCTACAGTTAGAGGTAAAAACGATAGATCATAGTTTCCAGTGGGGTTATCTAAAACCTTGAATCCAGCTCGCTTTTCAATTGAGTTCTCTAAGGTAACAAAGCAGTTATCAATCTCCTGCGCCTCGAAGGGAGTACGCTTTGAGTCTGGCTGTCGGCTTACACCCCCGCTTAATGAGTAAACAGGAATTGTTATCTTCATACTAGTCCTCGTCTAATTGCTGCTGGGTCTGTGCCGAAGTATGGTGGTCGCTTTCCAGCAGCATACGATACATCGTTAGCCCAGATTGTTCTTTGCTTGGCTGAGATATCGTTTGCACGTGAACGCATTCGATCAATCATTTCTCTTTGAGCCAAGTAGTTATCAACAGCTGGATCTGCTTGTGTATAGATCTGATACTTTCGCGTTGCCGCAGAAAGAATAGTTCTTTGTGTGTTGGTGTCTAATTGATCGTAGGTAAGGAAGTTGATTTGTTCAATTGTGTAATCAGCTTGCTCCCATACGTCTGTGTCTTGAGTCATATTCCAAAGCTTTGGTGGGTTGCCTTCTTGGACTCTTGCAATGATCACAATACCATCTTCTGTACTATGCTGTGATAGAAGTTTAACGTCTAGCACACCACCAAAGTCTGCATTCGGATAACCCAATAGAATATATCCATTTGTATCTGGTTGAACTGTCTTAATAATCTTATTGTTAGCTAGCCCACGTAGTTGATATTCTAGTGAGGCTTGATCTAAAAGAAACTCTGCAATACCTGTGTCAATTCCACTTGCTTCTTGTAGATCCGCAACAAGCGATTCTCCAGATGCAAGCAGCATTTGATTTACTGCGTCTAGTTTTGTTAAGTATCCCATGTTGTTTACCTTTCTAAAAAGAAAAAAAAACCGGAAGTCCCCTTTCGAGGACTCCCGGCTAGATATATGATCACCCATCCATTACAAAAGTAATAGAAGTATCCTACACTAATTAGTTGTAGGGGAACGCACCGCTTGCGGTGTTTACGACTTCGCGGGTCATTACCATGAGGGTACGGAGAGCGCGTCTTGCAACGTGCGCGTCGGTACCACCAGCAGCTGCGCCAGCAACTGAGGTGCAGACACTGGCCGAGTTTCCAGTGGAGGCGGCGTTAACGAAGAAGAGATCTACGTTTGCCTTCGTGCTACCAACAATGTTGGCTAGGGTCGCTGTAGTTGCGCTACTAAGGAGGGTGTTTGTGGCTGTTGGCTTAACGAGAATAGCCGCGCACTCTGGACGGAGAACGCCAGTACCAGCCATCATGCTTGCGACAGTGAAGGTGGTATTGCGACGGATATCGTCAAGGGTATCAACCTTGAGACCCTGAAGCTTGAGGGCAGCGACTGCGCTGCGCTGGAAGATGAGACCGCAAATACCCGCATCACCGAACGTGAGGCAGTAACGATCTTCACCGATGCTACCAGAAGCGTAGTTGCTGACTGGGAGGTGGTTGCTCTTGATGATGCGAACACCCATGTACTCAAGTGAATCGGTGAGACCGTTCATACCCTGAGTTAGTGCTGCACCGAGACCGCCAGCAGCAGCAACGCCGCCGAACATTGGCTGCATACTAGTAGCAACAACGTTAGCGTTTGTCATGTCAGCACGGGCTACACCAAGAGCGCGAATGTCTTGGAATGCGCGTGGCTCGACGGCGAGGTAAACGCCATCTGTTGGAGCATTGATGGTCTGGAGGTATACAACGAAGTCTTCGCAAGCTTGGAGAGCAGCGAGAGCAGCGTTTGCGCGATCTGCTGGAAGAGAAGCTGCGCGACCGAGGTCGAAGAACTTACCGTTGAGGAATACAGGACCAGCTGGGAGTGAGCGTGGGTCATTACCGCTGATCATAGCTGGGTCGTTGTCGCTTGGATCGTATGCGTCGTTGTAGTTAAGGTCTTCTGCTGCTGCACGTGCAACGTAAGCAGCGATCTGCTTGTCACGTGCGTTGGCAAGGGTGAGACCAGCTTGACGTGCAAGCTCAGAGCGGAATTCCCACTGAGTTTGCATGAGGTCTACGTTGTCGATTTCGAAGTGAGCAGCGATAGGACGCTTGTCAAGCTTGACAGCGATGGTTGCTGACTTGCTATCGTCGGTTGAACCAACGAGTTCCTTACCAGCTACCCATGCAGCGTTGAGGCTGACGGTACCAGTGATTGGGAACTCCATAGCAACGCCGTTGCTGATGGTCTTCGCATCAACGAGAGACTCGAACATATTGTACTCGTCGTATGCGTGAATGGTTTCACCGGACCAAACCGAAAGCCAGAGCTTATTAGCACCAGCGATTGGGCCTGCGATACCAGCATCGGTTGCTGTTCTGTATGGTAGATTGTCTGCTCCTACATCATGTCCAGTACTTGGCATGTTTTATATCCTTATTATAATGAATTAAAGTTTGTTTTTGACATGCGGGTTTCTACCGCTTGTCGGAATCGAGGATCAGAAGCGAATCTTGGATCGCGTCTATCCTTATAGAACTCAGCCTTACTTGTGTAAGCACTGAGTGTTGGAGTTGCAGTCGTTGCTCCTACCTTTTGATTGGATGGGGCTTTAACTGGCTCATTTGCGGTTGGCTTCTTTGACATGGATGCCTGATATTTGGCATTAAGACCAAGCAAAGCTACCTCCCAAGAAGGTGTAGACAAAGCGGCATTAATAGACTTTTGGTCATCGGTGGAAAGATTCTTACTTGCCCAGTCAAAGACTCTAGCAAGTTGATCCTTTCCTCCAACTACCTCAGCTGCACTGCCGTATGCCTGTTGCAGACGGGCCTTCTGTCCCGCTAAGAAGTCCTCAATTACGTAGTCTGGTAACTTCGTCTTCGTCTTGATTGCTTCACGTGACTCTGGAGATAGAGTGCCGTTAACAGCAACTTCGGTTGAATACTTGTTCCATTCATCCTTAGTGAGAATTTCTGTCTGCGTCTCAGATACAGGTTTCTCCACTGGCTTATCCGGAATACGTAGTTCCTCAGGAATCACAGGAGCTGGGGCTACTGGTGGTTGCTCTTGAGCTACGGGGGTGGACGGTGGGACTTGTTTCTTAAGTTCAGAGATTTCCTGTCGAGCCTTGGTGTATTCCTTTTGGGCCGACTTTAGGGCGTTGAACCAATCCCCTACAGACTTAAAGTTGTCTGGTACTGGGATTTGATTTTGTGTAATATGTGTTTCAAACGCCTTGGCCTCACGGTCTACAGGTGTTGAAACCGCTGATTGTTCCACTGGTTGTGGAGTCGTTGGTTCTGTGTTTTCCATAATTAACTTGTTGTTATAGTAACGTTTGGTTTAGTTGGTCCAATATACCAAGCACCACGTGTGTCTGGTGTTACTTGATATTTTGTACCGTTTAGATTAATAAATGAATTACCACCGCCATCAACAATATGAGGAGGTACGGTAATTCTCCATAGATTTTGTCCACGTTTTGTTCCGTGTTGAATCGTGCCACCAGTAATAATACCCTTATTTGTTAGACAATCCTTTAATAGATATCTATCAGGTTCAGCATACTGATTACCAGCAGAATTACATGGGCGTAATCCACCGTTGTCTGTCATGTGTTTAATTTCCTTCAAGACGGCTGAAGGAATGTCATAGGGATTGGTAGCTTCGTTTTCCATTTCACCGGGAAATATAATAAAAGGATTACAACCAAGTAGTGCTACGTGATAGTATAGTTCTTTTGCATATCTATTATCGTATTGATAATAAGAAACATTATAATCCCACTCTGGTGATCCAAGCCAAGCAGACCAATCTCTACGATAATTTACTCTTGAAGTTTCAATAGCTTCAGCTAGATCTGCCATGAAAGAATACATAACACGACCAACATCTCCCGCCAAAGCATCAGCTCTCGTACCACCTTCAGACAACTTTATAAAACCATAACGTTGTGTATCTGTTGTAGGTGTTGGATGATATCCGTAATTGTTTTCCATTCCAGAGGCATATCCATATAGTTCAGGCGCACCTCTGATAAGTGGGTGTCCAACTACATTTGCGTCAGGGTGCTGTGCACGAAGTAACCATGGAGTTTCCCATGGTTCACTACCGATTACTCCATAATCTGAATAGAATCCGGTGAACCACGGTTTACTAAGTGTATCTTTCAGCATGTATTCAATACGCTGACGAAGATGAAGTCTCCACATTGTTCTTTTCCACGCACACCAAAGAGGACTGAGTGTTGGATTATATGGAGATACACCAGGACTTGTTACTGTTTTATTCCAAGTGGTAAATGCTGTTTCTACGGCTGCTTTTGTATTGGCGATTTGTGCTGATGGTCGAGCTAGGTTTGTATAATAGACAAGCAATTCTCGCATACTTTGTTTAGTAAGCGGATCTCCGTGTTCAGGGTTTTCAAACCTCGCGTCATTGATAATTGAGAATGGAACTCTAGCATCTATAGGGGATTGCCACCCCTGTGTTGGAGACTCTGCAATTATCTGATTAGACGTTAATCCCCAAACACGCCACTGTTCTTGATCATCCACAATATAATCAAACTCTGCTCCATTGGTTTCACAGAGTGTTACCCAAGAATCCCAAGTTGCTTTTGTATCTACAAATTGATGGTATCGTTGAAATGGTGAGTTGATATAAACATCAGCGGTTCCATTAGCTAACATCTTTTGGTCGGTTGTCTTATAGTGGTTATAGTTACCAATATCATTTCCACCAAGAGAGTCATCTAACCAATATTGAGGAATAACTACACGTCTTCCTTTAGGCCAGTTTTTAATTTCAGCAACACTTGCTATAACTTCAGCTGGAAGTGTAGTACTGGAAGGGTAAGTTGAACGCCGAAGGTTACCGTTTACACTCTGTGCAAGCAGTGGAACAATCGGTCTAGTTGCTGGGCCACCAACTTGTGCTATATCTTCTGTACCAAACCAAGAAACACCCCAAACCGCATATGATCTAGCATCTTCATATGCTGGAGAGGTTGCTGTTAATGGATTATATGTAATAAATGGCATTGTATTCCATAATTAAGCATTAGTAAAGCTTAGTGTTGTTGGGGTGTTAGATTGTGTTGGTACCATAGCGTTGTACAGCGTAAAAACACAATCTGGTGTAGAAAAATCTGATCCAGTATCCCAATATGGAGCAAAGCGAATGCGATGGTCGTTGGGTGCTGTAAGAGCTGGAATTAGAATTGGATCTCCTGATTGGATGGGTACAAAACCACTAGCTAATGCATTGCTTGGTGAGGTTGGGGCTGTAATTGTTGTGGTAGATACCCTATACAATATAGTAATTCTAGGATCTATTGTAAACTGAGGAACCAACACTATTGGTGCAGTCGTGCCGCTAAATCTAGTAACCCATGTAAGATAATTACTACCTGTACGTACATTATTTGCGATTGTAGGAGCAAACTGTGTTGCGATAGTGGGTACAACAGTGTACTTTGTAACTACATTAACTGGAATTTTAAATACATTGTATGGATCTCTACAACCACAGCGCATTAAAGCACCGCGAACAGCTTCATACGCATAGTATGCGTTTGGATAGCGACCAAGCAACGTAGACTTATTTACATAAGCTACTACTTCGTCAAGATCCACCACATAAGTAATACGATTTACTGAAGTAATTCTTGGGTTATTAGCCCCGATAATTCTCATCGAATTCATTGTAGTTGTTGCTCCATAAGGGCGGGAACAGCAGCACTTGCCAAGTCCTGCGCTGATGCGGCAATACCAGTACCAACAGCGTTTGCTGTATTAGCTTGTACTTGCATAGATTGTGCGGTCATTTTTTCCTGCATAATTTCATCTTGTGACTTGATCCAATTTCTTGCATCAAAGCCAAGTGCTGTAATCAACGCACTGGAATAAGCATCCCACCGGAATGTAGCTAAGGCATCCGGTGGTAGGTTTCTAACCATGTCACCCATCTGCATGAGTTTTTGTAAGTCAGAGTCTCTGCTTAATGCTTGTAGACCAGTTACGATACTAACTGAAATGGTTCCATCTTTGTCAAAGAATTGTTCTGTTAAGCGTTCATCTAGAAGTTTATCCTCTAGCATTTGAACAATACAACGCTTTACAATCGGTTCCATCAGTGTTCGAGCGATTGAGGAGAAGGCACCACCAAGTACAGTCTCAAGTTCCTGACCAATCATTCTTACTGCAGTCGCTGTTACGCGATCTCCAGAAGGAATTGCTTGACCAGTCATTAAGAAGGCTTGACCAACTTCTCTACGCATGTTATCTACAGCTTGAGCAGCGGCAGATACTTGTGGTTGAATCGTACTGGCTGGGGAAATAACGGAAATATCTGAAGCCTTAGCAGCAACAAAAGATCCGTTACGTACACCAGCAATATCGTCAACCTCTGTAATACCCTGAGGATCTACGGCGATCCAGAAAGCACTGGCAGCTGCCATGCCTTCGATCTGTGCCTTAGTATATGCCTCTAGGGTATTGAGATCACCTAAGATATCTTCGCAATGGGAGCGACCATAGTTCTCTCCTGCGATAGAGTACCAACGAAGAACAGCCATAGGAACAACCGTATAGCTTCCGCTTTCAATGGTGTTACCTTCAGCGTCTTCCTTTGCATAGGACCAAGTACCATCATCAGCTTTTTGATACTGACAATAGTATGTCTTATATCCCATGCGGTGTTCGATATCAGAGTAAGAAGAGTAATCAATAAACTCTGGATCATCAACCTGATATTCAAGATGAATAACTTCGATAACCTCTCCCATGATATCTCGTTGAATCGTATATTGATCCAACCGATACAGAGTAAAGAAGTAATTAGAATCCATCTCAATTAAGATATCTCCAGTAACGATAAGGTGCTGGAGTGCTTGATATACCGTTTCCCGTAGATTGGTAGACGATAGTTTGTTATAGACTTGGAATGACAGAGTATCTAAAAACTGTTGCAGTTCTGTCGGTGCTTGGCTTCCATCCTTAAGTTGAAACTTAAAGAATGGTGTATCATTAAGCGGCATTAACGCACTTAAGATTCTGCTTGCAAGACCAGTTACACCACGACTTCCTACCGAAGAGTAGGGTTGTGGTAGAGAAATACCCTCACTCCAACCATCAGGTGGAAGAAGTGTTGGAACAGTAACAGCTGAGCAGTAACGTGCTCTATTTAGTTTCGTCTGACGATTTCCATGCATTCGTTGGAATCGTTCAGCTAATGTATTCACATTGGCCTCTGGGTTGTAACGCCCTTATTCAAAGCTTCAAAGAAATTAAGGGCCATAACACCCTTCTCTTTTTCTTCTTGGTCTTCAAGTCCCTCAGCTTCTTCAATAAGAGCTTGTTCGGCCCGATTCGCGGCAGCTATCTTTTCAGCTTCTTCGGCTGCGACTCTTTGTCTTTCCGCGTCTTCTCTAGCCAACCGTCTATCTTCTTCTTCTTCTGCCATGAGACGGCGACGTTCTTCTTGTTCTTGTTGAAACTGACGTTCCTCCGCTAGCAGTTCTTGTTGTTCTGCTTTCGTCATACCGCCAGATATTTTTGGACTACCGCCCATAGTGCTCCTTACAGTGGCCGTTCAGTATACGCTGGTCGCTTAGCGCGACTAATCGCTTCGGCACTTTCTAAAAGTTTTTGTTTTGTTTCAATAAACTCACGTTGTCTACGCTCGTTTTCTTTAGATAGTTTTAAACGCTCTGCTTCCAGAGATCCCGCTGCGCTTGTAGCTTGAGAACCAAAGACTTCAATATCGGTTAGAGATGCAGCATACTTACCAAAATCTTTTTTTGACGTTGCTTTATAAACGTCCTTTGCAGATTTTCGTTCTCCGGTATTAGAGAGTAAGGGAGACGTGCTTGCGAGGGTGAAGCCGGGAACTAATGCTTTAAACTCAGCAATTGTTTTAGCTTCGTTTATTTGCTTTAGTTTTTCTTTTCTTTCTTGCTGAGCCAAAAAGTTGGAAAGTTTACCACCTGTTGGTTGAGCTTCAGTCCATCGCGCTTTAGCAGCAGAAAGGTAAGATGCTTCAGCCGCTGCGTATTTCTTTTCGATTGATTCTCGCATCGACTCTTCTTGTAACTGCGCTTCTTCTTTCTTTTGTGTATAGCGATCAACCACATCACGATAGAAACTCATAAGCGGAGTAGTCTCAGGTGCAAGAAAAGTTGTTTGTCTTAGTTTATCTGTCGCCACATACAGGGTGGCAAGGTCAGTCTTACCACCCTGTGTAAAGCGTTCGATAGCTTCGTTATACATTGCAAAAGGATCAGCCATTCTTCATGTCCTCCTGTTGCTTTCTAACAATAGCTTCTAATTTAGATACGATATCCAGCTTTCCTGCTTGGTATGCCAGATTGCGAGCCAGCAATTCACTTGTTTGGTTTGGTTCGTATAGGTTTATCGAAGAGGTCATTTCCCTCAGTAGGGGAATCCACTCCGGGTCTAGGTAGGGATACTTTGATTTCATTTAGTTCCTTCTCTAGAACAGTAATCATATTATAGAGTTGTCTAGCTAATCTAGAAAACTCAGCACCGGACATCGGAAGACCACGATCTAATTTAGTTTTTAGTACATCTTCAATCATAGGATTGTGCAACCTCCCGCAGTACATGCTGGTTCGTGTGAAGCTTTTGTTTCGTCTTCCTTCTCGTACTGCTTGAGAAGAGAGAAGTCAACCACTACATTGGGGAAGTTCTTATATTCTTCCTCAGTGATCGGTTCAAACGGAGCTTGTTCATAGGTATGCTCTGCCTTAGGCAAGAACGATACGCCGGAAATATAATCAAACTGCTCATAGACCGAAGCACCAAGTCGCAAGAACTCGTCATCGGTATAGTTAATAGTTACTGATGGCTTATGTTCGCAGTAGTAATCTGCGTAGATACGCCATAAAATTAAGTGCGTCTGAGCGTCAAGATCTTGTGTTGTCTTACTGCCTACAGAAGACTTCATCGGGAAGGAGAACACGGCTGTTGAGTCGGGATTGTTTACACAATCTTCGACTGGAACACCTTGATCCTTCATAAGATGATACATCGGATCTTTCTTATCTAGACGAACACGACGAATGTAATAGGGTGCGTATGGTGGGTGGATACCTGACGAACAACCAGCTAAGCATGATGTGGTGCCTTCAGGCTTGACACATGTAATGGCCTTGCTTGGTTCGGTATTAAGCTTGTTAGCCCAGTCTACGTTGATATCCTGACTTGCTTGACGGATGTCTTGCAAGAAGCCAATGAGATCCATTGGGCTTGTCTGACCAGCCGTAAAGAGATTATCAAAGATACCAGTCATGCTGACACCAAGAAGACGTTCTTCTTCGCAGTTCTTCTGCCATTCAGGACGAAGGTATGGGAAGTAAGTAAACTTGGATTGAACCGTACCGATGATGGTAGCTTGTTCAATCTTACGTCTAATGTCACGCTTGCTATCGTTTGGTCTAACAACAATTGTTGATAGATTGCAGAACTCCATGGGTCGGAGGATAATCTCTGAGCATGGGTTCGTACCAAGATAGACACCCTCTGGTACCGCTCGACCAACGCGAGAGCATACGGTTTGCAATGCTTCACGGTTTAGGATGCCACGCTCGCCGCTGAAAGAGTTGTATAGCGATGACCACTCTTCCATGAACTTACCAAGGCTTGGCTTCTCCGCATAAATAGCTGAGTTGTTTGCCAAGGCACGGTATGAGTGGTTCTGCCACCAGTTGCCGCTCTTACAATCAGCCATCTCACGATCTTCTAGATCGCTGAGGGAGATCATAGCAGAGCGACGAACACCACCAACGATGACAGACTGAGCAATGACGCAGCAAATGTCGTGACACTCCAAGCTAGATAGTCTACGACCCTTAGCCTTATGGAATGAATTGACAATAAACTTAAACACGGCTTCAAGTGGGCCGGGACCGGAG